GCAACCGACACACCCGTTTGGCCCGAGACTTTTACCGTCACCGCGCCTGTGGTGTTGTTGTAGATGAAGTAAAGTTTCTTGTTGGCGGGAACAACTAGGAAGGTATTAGTACCGCCCGTGCCCGTCATCTCGATATACATGTTACGCGCCACGCCCGTCGCACCGTTCGGGATCGTGATCGTCGTAGTGTTACCGGTGGTCATTGCCTGCGTGACATAGCCCGAAATGGCCTGTTCAATCAGGGTGCCCAGATTGGTGTTAGTGGTGTTACCCCAAGACCCTGCTTGATCGCCGGTACCGATCAATTCGATAGCAAGGTTGGTTGAATATGTACTAGCCATTTTTGATTACCTCACGCCGCGATTTGAGTCCAGTTCGCGTTCTGGCTTGTGCCTATTTGAGTCCAATTTGCATTCTGATCCGCGTCAATTATTCCCCAGACATTTACTGCCGGTGTTTGCGAACCAATATAACCTGTAGCCGATACACCCAAAACTATAACATTTGCGGTACCCGTCGCCGTAACGGTACCAACTGCACCCGTAGCCGCAACGCCCGTAACCGGTACAACTTTCTCAAGGAAGATTGTAACCGTACCAATTTCGCCCGTACTCGCAACGCCCGTAACCGGGAACTTGCAATCAAGCGAGAAAGATACTGTACCAATAGCCCCGTTAGCCGAGACCCCAGAAACTGCGAGAACCTGATCGGTAACAACAAAGACCGACCCTGTGGCTCCAGTACCTGCAACGCCTGTCGGATATACGACTATGCCTGCGGCAACAGTTAAAGTTCCAACTTGCCCAGTACCCGAAACTCCGGTAACTGACAGAACCTGATCAGTTACTACAAAAACTGTACCAAGTTGGCCTGTACCCGTAACACTTGTAACCGGAACGAGGAGTTCAAGGAAAACTGTAACGTCTCCAATCTCTCCCGTACCCGTGACGCTATCTTCGATGACAACGGCAGCACCGCGCTCAAAGACATCACCAACTTCGCCGGTTCCTTCAACTCCACTGACAGTGTAATTACTGCCAGCAGCAATCGTGACAGTGCCAACTGCACCTGTGGCCTGAACGCCGTCTGGATAAACCGTAGCGCCAAGCGAAAGCGTGACCGTTCCTACCTCACCTGTAGAGGTAACGTCGGAATGTCCTACGCCCCAGCCTTGGTCGCCCCAGCCTACGCCAGATGCGTTCCAGCCTTCAAAGGCAACAATTGCGTCAGCCACGGACGCAACCTACTTAGGCAATACGGAGAATGGCGGTCGTCGAAGCAGCAGCCGGGAACTGGATGGTAAAGTTACCAGCCGTCGAGGTCTTATCTGCGCCAAACGCCAAAACTGCCACAGCCTTGTTACCCTGCGTAGCGTTGTAGATCAAAGCGCCGTTTGCCGTCAGCGTAGCCGAAGCCCACGTAACGTCATCAAAGTCGAGCCACGCAGTCGTGCTGGTTGAAGTCGGCACTTGTGAGATCACAAGCGTCTGACCACCCGCCGTGTAGTTCGTGCCCGACGAAGACACTTCATCCGTCGTCGTGTACGCAGTCGTAGCCGCGCTCAACGTAGCCGAAGAAGTGTACAACGCGATCTTGAACGTATCCGCACCCGTTCCAGCGCGAATAACGCCAGTACCAAAGTTGTGAACGCCGTCAAGGATTTCTACCTTGAACGAAGTCACCATTGCTTGAGAAATAGCCATGTCAATCTCCTAAATGCGAAGCCGCATCAGCAAAACCATTTTCAACCAAAGTACGCCGTGCATTCATCCTTTCGGAATCCTGCGCCTCTTGCAGGTACTTTGTCAGCACCCGTTTTAATTCTTCCTTCGTCTGAATACGAAGGACACGATTTACCGCACGTTCTGCAATTTCTTCAGCCGTGTATCCACGATTGCTCGTGGTTTGAACAAACACATTCCCAACATCCATACCGGCTAAAAAACTCATGACACAGGAATCCTAACTTGTCCAGAACGATACGCATCCTGACGATCAAGACCATCGCCAAGACGTTTGAGAAGCGCCAAGGATTCTTGGTACTTCTGCTCATAGTAATTCATGATGTCCTGCTCACCCTTCAAGTAGGTGTACCCTTCACGAATTGCACCGTAGAGCAATACGGTTTCAAAATTGGTACCCAACCAAGACGTACCATGCGTCACGATAGACACCGGGTAATAGTAGTAATGCAGTTCCGCTGTATACGCCACATCTGGGGTCGGTCCAAGAATCATGGACGTATCATCCCAAATCGCGTAATACTTTGGTTTACCCGTGCTGTTGGGCGGTGGATACGCTGCACGGATGTAGTTCACATCCTTATTAAGCAGGTACTCGTATTCACCGGTCGTAGGATCAATAACGGCTAGCGAAAAAGTCGAGAGCCAGTCGGACGGCAGTTGAAAATAAGGGAAACTAGCCGTCATCGTACCGGTCACGTTTTTACGAATCGCCGGAATCTGGACTGAGTTGTAAATCCGTTCCTCAGCCAGTTGCACAAACGTAGGAATATTGGCTACGAAGGTTTGCTCCGTAGTCTCGCAATACTCCTGAATGAGTGAAACTAACTGAGAATAATTCACGGAGACCAGCCCGCCCGGACTTTGCCATTCATCTCAAGGTTGATCTGCGACACAAACTTCGTGCCCTTCGTCGCAGCACCCGCACCCTTCATCTTCATGTGGGTGACACCCTTATTCACGTCCGTCTCAGGGTAGCCGTTGCGACCCGTTGAGTCCGTGTTGGGCTTTGGTTGGTTGTATGAAGTGTCCTTCATGTTAGTTACCTCGGGCCAGAAGAGCCACGCATCGGGCTGCGCTGGTTCATCACCTTTGCCATGCCACGACCGTACTTTTTCATTTCGCTGTTGGTTTTACCACCAGCACGCATCTTCTTTACGTCAGCGTCCGGATGGGCACCTTTGCCCTTTTTCATATGCTTCTTCAGCATTGCCTTCATATCCATCTCAGTCTCCTAGGTCGTTACGACCGTCACTGTTCCGACTTCACCTGCCGGGGCTAACGTATTAGGCGTCAGCCCTGCATCATATGCTCGGGAGCCACCAACAGGGTTCCAGCCCCACTGGATTTCTCGGCTACCGTTTGCACCGTCGTTCCCCGGTGCATAATAACTCAAGTCTGGACGGGGGTTCCTAAGTGCCTGTGGGTCGTCCACTGGGTAAAGGCCCAGCGACAACTGCGGCTGATCAGGTTCCCAACATTCCGGACAGACCAAGATATTTACATTCTTGGTCTTGATGACTAGCGACTTTAGTTGCTTCAGTTTGTACCGAAACCCACATCGGTCGCACTCCGCAATGGCGTTCTTGCCACTTGCAAACCTGTTTGGCATTAGTAGCCACCCAAGAAACTCTCACGCGGAACAAATCGCACCGCTGCCTTTTCCCGATCCTCGCCAGCCGCCAAGTCCCAAGCCTCGTCGTACTGGGCTTTCAGGATGGGCGTACGCTCCATAGCACCGGGAATCTTCATTGACATCATGTAGGCTAGCCCCGCCACCATACACGGCAGGAAGCGAAACGGGACATCCTGCCCATTCACGCCCGACCCCACATCAAACATACGGCGCAGACGGGTGTAGACCAGCGTCCACGTAGTCGCGTTGTCCGGCTTCGGCCAAACAGTGTATTGCGGATATTGAATCGAGCCATCGGCATTCGTCGTACCAGCCTGCCGGTTGATCCAGATCTGGATTGGGCGACCCGTCGCATTCTTGTTCGGAATGGCGAGATAAGTGCTGGACGAGATGCGGCTAATGTTGATGTCTTGCTGGTTAGTGCCAGTACCCGTACGGATAACGTGGTCCAGTAAATCAACCGTGTCTACCGGAAGGTCGTACGTGCCTTGGTCATAGGTCAAAACTTGCTGGCCTTCTTCCAAAGTCCAAAGGTTGATGCCCCGGTTAGCCCAGTCCATCAGAAGCAACGACAGACTACGCTTCGCCGTACGCAGGTCATATCCGGTACGCAACTCAGCACCACAACGCTCAAACGCCTCTTCCACAATCGTGTTGAGGTCAAGGTTAAAGCTAGTCGTGTCTGTAGTCTTGTATGCCATTACTTCTTCTTACCTTTTAGCGGTCTTCGCACTTTGACGGAACGCTTCGGCGGTGGGGGCACCTTTGGCTCCGGGCTTTCGCATTCTTTCTCCCGACCCAGCAGCAATGCGAGCACGTTTTTTATGAATGTTTTCATAGAGTCCGCCTTTAGCATAAGTCTTAATCGGCTTACCCGTCCCGATCACAGGCTTATCATCACCCCGTCGCTTGGCTCTAGGAACCTTGCTAGGAGCAATTACGCCCATTCCTCGGGAAGGCATCATTAGACAAACCGACCCTTGGTCTTACCGCGCTCAGCACAACCGTCCGCACGCGACGAAGCAGAACTGACCTTCGCTCCACGCGCATATACCGACCCACCACTCGCTTTTTTGACGGGCGGCTTTTTGGGCTTCTTCGGTTGATCCGCATCCATGCCCGGAGCCTTCTCTTCCGCTTTCTTCATAGCGGCCTCGGCTGCATCACCGGGCTGATTCAAAATGCCGGGAATCATCTCCTCGTTCTGCATTTCTTCAGATTTCGGAGGAGCCGGAGGCGTACCACCCGTGCGGTAGTGGCGAGCAAGGTTTTTCATTAGCACTTACCGCCCATGCTCATTTTGACCATCTTGCCCTTGGTCTTGCCCTTGGACGCGATTCCATCAGCAACCTTGCGGTAAACAGAGCCGCCTTCCTTGTAGCCAACCATTGCACGGCCCATCGTATCAGCCGTACGGCGCTTCATAGCGCGACCAGCTTTATCAGACATTTCAGCTTCCTCGTGCTTAATCATAGACGCAGGAGCGCCTTTCTTTTTCATGAAGGAGACTTCCTTCTTCATCATCGCCTTAGACTCTTTCATAGTTCCTCCAGAACCAAATTTGCGGCCTTTATCGGCCTCGGCATAATCTTTACCCACAGACTGAGGGATACCAACTTTCTTAGCAAACGAGGGATTGTGGGCAACCGCCCTCATTAACTTAGCCTGTGCTGCGTTTTTACTTGGCACGATTCTTCCACTTAGCAATAAGCTTCTGAACGGTATCGGTTTCGTAGATACGAATCCC